AGATGGACTCCCGGCTTTGCTGTCGGAGGTGACTATGTGGAAGAATTACGCAGTCTAAAAAATTACAAACCCAGCCGTTTTAAGGCTCCGGGTTGCATATATAAATCACGTTTTGCTGATTCGGCTGTATTTTTCGTCAACCAACTGCGGCACACCAAGGGCAAATGGCACGGTATGCCGTTTGAACTCATCGGCTGGCAGGAGCAGATTATCCGTGATCTGTTCGGTATCGTGCGCCGTTATGACGAGTGCCGCCAATTTCGCAGAGCGTACATAGAATTACCCAAGAAAAATGGCAAGTCCGAGCTTGCGGCGGCTGTCGCTCTCCTGCTCACTTGCACCGATTTAGAACATGGTGGCGAGGTTTATGGCTGTGCCACCGACCGTCAGCAAGCGAGTATTGTGTTTGATGTTGCGGTATCCATGGTCGATCAATTCCCGGAACTCAAGCGTTTTATAAAACTCAATCCCAGCCAAAAACGCATGACCTTTCTGCCTCTTAACAGCTTTTATCAGGTGCTGTCAGCAGAAGCCTACACCAAGGATGGGTTGAATGCCCATGGTGTTATCTTTGACGAACTTCATGCGCAAAAAGACCGGCGACTCTTTGACGTAATGACTTCCGGCTCCGGTATGGCACGTGAGCAACCGCTGACCTTTATTATCACGACAGCGGGCTTTGACAGAAACTCCATCTGCTGGGAACAGCACCAGAAAGCCGAGGATGTTCTGCGCGGCAAAATATGTGACCCGACATTCTATCCTGTTATCTACTCCGCTGATGAAAACGACGATTGGACTGATCCGGAAGTCTGGAAGCGGGTAAACCCATCTTATGGCGTTACAGTAAGCCCGGACGCTTTCCGTGCCGAATTTGAAAATGCCAAGCTGAATCCTGCCAATGAAAACACATTTCGGCGGCTGAACTTGAACCAGTGGGTAAAGCAATCCACCCGTTGGATGCCGATGGAGCTTTGGGATAAATGCGCTTTTCCTGTGGATACAGGCTTTTTACAAGGTAAGAAATGCTATGCCGGGCTGGATTTATCCAAAACGCAGGATTTAACAGCGTTTGTGCTGGTTTTCCCCCCGGACGATCCTCACGATGAAGAAGATAAATACCGATTGCTGCCGTTTTTTTGGATTCCTGAAGAATCCCTGCAGCAACGGGTGCTGAAAGATCATGTGCCGTATGACCAGTGGCTGGCACAGGGGTTGATAGAAATCACCGACGGCAAGGTCATTAACTATAATTACGTACAGCGCAAAATTGAAGAACTTGCTCAAATCTATGACATCGAGGAGATTGCCTTTGACCGCTGGGGCGCTACGATGCTGACACAAAATCTACGCGATGCGGGGATGACCATTGTGGACTTCGGTCAAGGGTATAAATCCATGTCCCCGCCGATGGAAGAACTGATGCGCTTGGTGCTTTCAGGGCGCATTGCCCACGGTGGCAACAAAGTTCTGCGCTGGAATTTTGACAATATCGTCGTTATGCAGGATGAAGCCGGGAATATCAAGCCAGACAAAAAGCGGGCGACTGAAAAAATTGACGGTGCGGTTGCGATGATTATGGCACTCGACCGGGCAATTGTCCATGAAGACCATGAAAGTATATACGACAAGCGCGGTATGCTGGTTGTCGATCTGAACCACCCGGATGGGTATTATTACAGCGATGAGTGAGGAGGCTTAAATGGGACTGTTTTCAAAGAAAAAATCAAAAATTACCGATAGCCTCAGCACCTCAAGAAGCATTTTCTGGGGCGGTTCAACCTCCGGCACATATGTCAATGAAACTACCGCCATGCAAACGGCGGCGGTTTATTCCTGTGTACGGGTGATTTCAGAGGCAGTCGCCTGTCTGCCTCTCCATGTATACCGTTATGAGGAAAACGGTTCACGGATCATCCCGGAACATCATCTGTATAACATTCTGCACAACGCGCCGAACACTGAAATGACCAGCTTCGTGTTCCGGGAAACGCTCATGAGCCATCTGCTTTTGTGGGGCAACGCCTATGCGCAGATCATCCGGGATGGCAGCGGTCGGGTGCGTGCGCTGTATCCGCTTCTTCCGAGCAAAATGGATGTCAGCCGGAACGAAAACGGACAGATTTATTATACCTACTGGCGCGACAAGGACGAGAGCCGCCCACATGAAAAAAGCGGTGGTGTGGTGCTGTCACGGGACGATGTTCTGCACATTCCGGGATTGAGTTATGACGGGCTGGTGGGTTATTCACCCATCGCCCTCGCCCGGAACGCGGTGGGCATGGCAATTGCCACAGAAGGTTACGGAGCCAGCTTTTTTGCCAATGGTGCGAACCCCGGAGGTATTTTGGAGCATCCCGGTACGATTAAAAATCCGGGTGGCATCCGGGACTCTTGGGAATCGCTGTATAAAGGGGCGAAGAACTCCGGCAAGGTAGCCGTATTGGAGGACGGACTGAAATTCCATCAAGTGAGCATCCCGCCTGAACAGGCTCAGTTTTTGGAAACACGCAAGTTTCAGCTGAACGAAATCGCCCGGATTTTCCGCATCCCTCCCCATATGATCGGCGATCTGGAAAAATCGTCGTTCAGCAACATCGAGCAGCAATCCTTGGAATTTGTGAAATACACTCTCGATCCTTGGGTGGTGCGCTGGGAGCAGTCCATGCAGCAAGCCCTCATCCTACCCTCCGAGAAAGACGCAGTGTTCCTCAAATTCAATCTGGACGGTCTGCTCCGGGGCGATTACGAAACACGCATGAAAGGCTATTCCATTGGAATTCAGAACGGATTTTTCAGCCCGAATGATGTAAGAAAGCTGGAAAACATGAACCTGATTCCCGGTGAGGAGGGCGGCGATAACTATATGGTCAACGGCAACATGGTAAAACTTTCCGATGTCGGTGCGGCATACGGTAAAAACGGAGGTGAACAGAAATGAGAAAGTTTTGGAACTTTTCTGGGGCGGACGGTGAAGAGCGTCTGCTGTATCTGGACGGTGCCATTTCGGATGAAACATGGTGGGGCGACGAAATTACACCAAAGCTGTTCCGTGATGATTTGAAATCCGGCAGCGGTGATATCACGGTCTGGATCAATTCGCCCGGCGGGGATGTGTTCGCCGCCGCACAGATTTATAATATGCTCAAGGAATACGCCGGGAAGGTCACCGTGAAAATCGACGGCATTGCCGCCTCCGCCGCTTCCGTGATTGCCATGTCAGGCGACGAGGTTTATATGTCCCCGGTTGCCAATATGATGATCCATAATCCCGCCACCATCGCCATCGGCGACAGCGAGGAAATGCTCCGTGCCAAACGGATGCTGGATGAGGTCAAAGAATCCATCATCAACGCATATAAAATTAAAAGCAAACAGTCCCGCGATGCCCTGTCCGAAATGATGAACACAGAATTCTGGATGGACGCGCATAAAGCGGTGGAGCTGGGCTTTGCGGACGGTATTCTGTATGAGGATGCCGAGCCGAAAAAGAACCGCAAAGGACGCGAGGGTTATGCCTTTTCCCGCATGGCGGTGATGAACTCTCTGCTGGAGAAATTCATGGCGCACCCGCCGGAATCTCCGGGCGGCATACCCTACGCTGTATTAAATAACCGTATTCAATCAATTAAAAAAATGGGAGGATTTGATGACCATGAGTAAAATCATTGAACTGCGCGACAAGAGAGCCAAGGCATGGGAGGCGGCAAAAGCGTTTCTGGACAGCAAGCGCGGCGCAAACGATATGCTGACCGCAGAGGATGCCGCCGTCTATGACAAAATGGAAGCTGAGGTTGTGGATTTAGGCAAGGAGATCGAACGGCTGGAGCGTGGGCAGGCGATTGACCGGGAACTTGCCATGCCCACCTCATTGCCATTGACAAACAGCCCCGGAAAATCCGGCAAAGCCTCGGATGAGTATAAAGCCGCGTTCTGGAACGCCATGCGCGGTCGCAAGATTTCAAATGCGCTTCAGATTGGCGAGGATTCCGAGGGCGGATATCTCGTCCCGGACGAATTTGAACGCACCCTCATTGAGACGCTGGAAGAACAAAACATTTTCCGTCAGATCGCCCGCATCATTCAGACGAGCAGCGGCGAACGCAAAATCCCTGTGGTTGCTACCAAAGGCACTGCCAATTGGGTGGACGAAGGCGGTGAAATAACCGACAGCGACGACAGCTTCACACAGGTGACCTTGGGCGCGTTCAAACTTGCCACTATGATGAAGGTCAGCGACGAACTGATGAACGATTCCGCATTTGATCTTGAAAGCTACATCGCCCGTGAATTTGCGCGCCGTATCGGTGTGAAGGAAGAAGAAGCCTTCCTGACCGGCGACGGCTCCGGCAAGCCCACCGGCATTCTCAAGGCGACAGGCGGCGCACAGGTAGGCGTGACAGCGGCATCCGAAACAGCCATC